AATGGACTTCCATTTTTTCTAGTATTCAGCAAAATGGTTAAAGTCATAATAGGCTGTCCCAGAAAGGATGATTTGGTTATTCTTTTGTTCAAGTACAGCATCTGACTCTGCTTCAATTTGTACACCTAGCTCTTCAGCCTTCTTCTTGGCTGCTATCTTTTTTACATTTTCTATCGGATCGGCTGTTACGGCCGCAAAGCCAGCAACAACAGTTTCAAAAATATCCCTAGGTATTGATGCAAATTCGTCACTTATGATGTCGTTGGCACGTTGTCCACGAATTTTTTGCCCATCACCCAGAGGGAGACATGTTACGCGAGATTTGTTTATACGCATAACGCATCGGTCGACATCTCTCCTTGGTCCGCTATTGACATCGCACAGGCTTCTAAGTATCGGAGCGTTGTTCCAAATCGTCTCCATGTATTCAAATAAAACCTTAGATTGCCTAAAGGCAGCACCTACAACTACAATCTTTCGTTCTGGTAGCAGTAGGGCACGCATTAGTGCATATAAAGACAGTATAAAAGATTTACCAAAACCACGACTAGCTATGAGCATGGGGAATCTTCTATCCCACATCTCACACAAGAATAAAGCCTGAGAGGGGAGTATGTTTATATTAAATATCTGTTTACATAAGAAAGAGAAATACTCCGGCCTAGTCATTAACCAAAGCATTTTATAATGGTAGTCGTCATCGTTAAAGTTTACGAAGCTAAATGGGTTAAAGAGCTTTTCGTCGCCTATATCTAAATTTAGCCAAGCCTCTTCTATAACTTTAAATTCACTCATAATTTATCTAACCTTTGAACAAGCCTGACTATCGTATCTATGGTGTAGAACAAGGCTAAGGCCATTATTCCGTAGGCGAAGCAGTCCCTGTACATTAAATCTGGGTCTGTCTCTTCGGTTTCTGGAGGATCTGATTTTGGTGGTTTATAAGGGCTCTCCATTAGCTTACTCACCCTTTATTTTAAACTGTCTATCGAGGAAAATTTTCTCGTGTTTAACACTAGATCGGCAAACCCGTAATATACAGACTCGTTGGCGTCTAGATACCAATCGCCATCCTTAAATTTTCTTTTTAAATAGTTTTTGGTCTTGTCTTGATCGGGATTTGAATAGTGATCCTTGAAATATTTGCCCTTGACGCAAGATTCTGAATACATGTTTAACATTGATTCCGTAATTCTTTTTTCGAAAGCTGCACCTTTTTGAACATCTAGGAAATTTCCCGAGATGCCAGTGGAACCGAAATGGCACATGAAATAAGAGTTGGGCATCATGACTCTTTTATCTGCTGCCTGTAAAATAATACTACTCATTGACTCTGCTTGGCCGTAAACTATTATTGTAACGCGAGATTTGCACATCACTATAGCGTCATAAATAGCCATTCCGTCATTCCAGTTGCCGCCCACGCTATGCATATGTATAATTATTGGGTCTTTAGAAATCTTATCTAGAATTCTTATGTTCTTATAGAAGGTTGACGCCATTTTATAGTCCACACCCGGATCGTCTTCTGTGTTTGTAACGTATCCATGCAAGTATATTTCCCTATTCTTAAGGTCAATGCCATAAGATTGTATATCAGACAATACATCCGATGTTACCATGGTGGAAGCCTCCTTAGTCTCAGAAAAGTTCATTGACTCTCTTTATAATACTCAAAACTGCCCATTTCGCATTCTTCTTGGAGTCACAGAACAGAACGTGCACATCGCTAAAAAGTTGAAACTCCATTATCGTCTTTAACATAAATTTATTTGTAACCTTTAGCTTTCCCCAGTCCGCTTCTGGTATACTTGACCCCTCTGGGAAATTCATAAGATCTGTTAATGAGAACTCAAAGATCATAAATCTATATGGAAATTCCTTCATTCTCTCTATCTCTTTTAAAAACCTCACTTGGTCGTGCCCAACATTGTTAGCAAATTCTACAACACTGGCCTTTCTTTCTATACATAGCTTATCTTCTAAGCCTTCAATACTATAGTCTCCCGTGTCAAGTTTTCTGTTAATCATCCCATTGCAGGTATGATACCTAGAGCTACTCGGCTCAAAAGTATAGCCTTCTTGTTCTCTTGTGTCTTTTATAATTGTAAATGGTTTGGACTTAGCCACTGTTCTTTCTCGCTATTTCTAAGAATAATGATTCATAAAAGTGTTCGTTTCTATTTACTTCTTTGTGACACCTAGCACAAAGTGTTATCCCGTTGTTCGTTTCAAATCTAAGTGCGGATGCAGAAGACCATTTTTTTATATGATGTACCTGTAAGAATTTTGAATGTTTACAGCGTGGCATTTGGCACTTGCGTCCATCTCTTGCTAACACTTTCTTTCTCCAGTCTTTGTATACTGGATCGTCGTAGTTTCTTTTCATCTGGGGGCCTGTATACTTCTTATGGTTATGTCGTATAGTATGTCTTTGGCCAAAGAGCTTGTCTCTGGTGAATTATCTTGTTTTAGCAATATCTCTACAAGTCTAAAGTAAGCCAAGTGGCAAGCCTCGTCGGGATCTCTGGCGTCAACAAAAATAGTGGGAAAGCTACTGGAATACTCATATAATCTAAACTTCTTAAGTCTTGATATAACTAAGGATAAGTCCATGTAGATTTTATATATTTTCATATATCAGTTTTCTAAATCGTGAGCTACCATAAGTTCTACTAGATTTTCAAACGAATGTTTTGGCTCCCAACCAAGAACCTCTCTGGCCTTAGCATTGTCTCCTCTTAAATAGTCAACCTCGGCAGGTCTGTAAAACTCTGGGTCTTGAACAACCAAGCCTGACCAGTCGTCTATACCAACGTGTGAAAACGCCACGTCTAGGAACTCTCGAATCGTATGGGTTTCTCCAGTACATATAACGTAATCATCGGGGTCGTCCTGTTGTAGCATAATCCACATCGCTTCCACATAATCTCCAGCGTATCCCCAGTCTCGAAATGCTTCTAGGTTACCTAGCCTCAATTTTGGGAAATCTTTAGAACTACCGCTCTTTATAAAATCACCAATCCACTTGGTAATCTTGCGTGTAACAAATGTCTCGCCTCTTCGTGGGCCTTCGTGATTAAATAAGATACCTGAACTCGCGTGCACATTATACCCCTCACGGAACAGTCTGGTCATATGGTGAGCAGCACACTTTGCTATAGCATACGGGCTTTGTGGTAAAAATTTAGTTTCTTCGTTTTGAAATTTATTTTGATCTCTGTCTATATCATAATTTCTGCCGTACATCTCACTTGAGCTGGCCTGATAGAATCTTACACCAAGGATATTTAAGTCATCTATTGACTGTAAGATATTTAAACAGCCCTTTCCAGTTATATCCCAAGTTAGTCCCGGTTGCTTAAAAGACACTGCTACATGACTTTGTGCGGCCAAATTGTAGATTTCATCTACGTCCGCGTGTTCTTTTAGAATCTTGATGACGCTATGAACATCGGTGATGTCTCCTTGAGCCGCTTTGAAGCTAGGGTTATTAATAATGTGCTTTATTCTACCCATGTTGTCTGTGCTGACCCTTCTACAAACGCCAACAACCTCGTACCCCTTGCTCAGTAGTAGATCTGCCAAGTGGCTACCGTCTTGTCCTGTTATTCCGAAAATAATAGCTTTCATTTTGTTCCTCATTTAACCTAGAAAATATATCTTGTTTTCTTTTACGAATCTTTGTATTACTTTGTACTCTTCTTGAGGCTTATGTAAAGTTCCCCTAGCCTCGTTGTCTCCATAGTGATGTTTTTTCCTGTCCCACCAGTCAAATCCAGTTATGCAAACCTTATCATATCTTTCGAGCATCATGTATATGGCCATAATGCCGGTGCTAGGACTTGTTAGAGGTATTGTGCCCCTTACAAAGTTCTGTTCTGTCTTGCCGCACTCTCTCAATGAAGCTAGTTCTTTATAGATCTTACACAGATCTTTATCCCACTGCCAAGAGTGGACTACAACCTCATCAAAATCATTTATGTTTTGTATGTGTGCCCTATTTACAGTAAACCATATGTCTGTCTTTGT